AGTCACCGACTACGCCCGAGCAAAGGCGAAGATCACCCAACTGTTCGCACTCGCCATTACCCGAGAGATGGCCGACGACGATGCGGAGCTGTACGGCGACGAATACCGCGTCGATCTTGGCAAGGGACCAGTGAAGCTGGAACTCGACCCAGGAGACAAGGCTGAATTTCTGGAGTCGCGCCATCCATCGACAGAGTTTCAGGCATTCCTGACGCTGAGCCTTCAAGCTGCCCTCAAGTCGCTCGACATTCCGTGGTCATTCTACGACGAAGCCTACACCAACTTTTTCGGCTCCCGTGCTGCTCTGATTCAGTACCAGCAGAGCTGCAAGGCGAAGCGTGAAGACCTCAAGGAAGCACTGGACAGGATCACCGTCTGGAAAATCCAGCAGTGGATTGCTGAGGGCCTGCTGACGATGCCTCAGGGCGTCACGAACATCGACCAGATTCACTGGGACTGGATACCTGCTGGCGTGCCTTACTGGAACCCAGAACAGGAAATCAACGGCGACGTAATGGCGATTCAGGCCAAGCTCAGGACTCGTTCAGAGATTCGTCGGGAAAAGTACGGCGACGACTGGCGTGATGTCGTTCGCAAGTTGCACGAAGAAGACGAGTTTCTCGCCCAGTACGGCTACTCAGCCGATCCCGCACCAGACGCACCGATGGCACCCGTGGTGAGCACACCGACGACTGAAATCGAGGAGTCGGAAGGCACCGAGGACGAGGAGACCAACAACGATGAATGACCAGTTCCGTTCCAGCGTCGTTCGCTCGGCACCCGAGGCAGTTGAAAACCGCATCATTCGACGCGCCAAAGTCATCGAGGCTGGCCAGCTCAACGACGATCGGCCGCTGTTGATCGATGAGATCACGCTTCAGCAAGTCGCCGATCACGGCAACGCGGCTACCCGAGGGATCAAATCCCGCTGGACGCATCCCAGCATGAGTTCCGACGGGCTGGGCTCCTCTGTCGGGCGTGCTCGGAATTTTCGCGTCGAAGGAAACGCGGTCTACGCTGACATTCACGTTCTGAAGACTTCCGACTACAGCCCGAGAGGCAACATCGGCCAGTACATCCTAGACCTCGCCGAAGAGGATCCAGAATCCTTTGGGCTGTCGATCGTCGCCGACTTCAGCGAGGAGATGCAAGCCGACCTGGCTGACCTCCAGGCAGGCGAGAAGCTGCCACTGAGGCTGAAGGGATTGCGGGCTGTCGATTTCGTCGACGAGCCAGCAGCGACCCGAGGCGGGTTGTTCGATATTCACGACAAACGCGACTTGGCACCAGTGGTGTCGTCGCTGATTTCTGAACACTTCGAGGACGTTCCTCGGAAGGAAGTGGTCGCAAGACTGCTCGGTTTTTTGAGTCTTCACTACGGAGAAGATGTTATGGCTGATGCAGCGGAAAACGCTGGCCAGGATCAGCAGCAGGAAGCAGCGCCCGCGACTGTGGCGACGCCTGCACCCGCTGCCATGAGCCTGGAGGCCGCGCAACCTTTTATGGTTGCGTTTGGCGATCGAGGAGCCAAGTGGTTCCTCGAAGGAAAGACGATGGCTGATTGTCTCAGCATCGTGAACAAGGAGATTGGCGAGCTAAACGCTGACCTCCAGAAGCAGGTGGACGATCTCCAGGCCAGGTTGTCGGTTGTGGACCTCGGTGAAGCTGCTCCCGTGAGCGCTGCACCGGCGAACGAGCAGACTCCTGAGCAGCGAGACCGTGCCCGCCTTCGTGCCGAGCTAGCCAAGAAGGGAGCGGACGAAAGAACGCTTCGCTGGGCTGGTGCTTTCGCTTCCAAGACCTCCAACTGAACCGCGTTTGAAACCACACCAAGCAAGGAGCATTTAAGATGCCAGATAGTTACCTGACCACCTCCGACGTTGCACACTTCAACAAGACCGACATGGACATCCTCGTCTCGGATGTTCTCGACGATGCACCATTCCTGTCGGTGCTCGCCGCTCGAACCGTTCTTGGCAACACGTTCAAGTACACGAAGATCACCGGCAATGCAGCCGCTGGTTTCCGTGACGTCAACGACGGTGTTGAGAACACCAAGAGCACCTACACCAGCATCACGCTGGACCTCAAGGTTCTGGACGCATCGTTCGGTGTCGACGTTGCGGCTGCTCAGTCCGATGAACGCGGGCTTGAGCACCTGATGGCGATCGAAGGGCTGGCTCACCTTCGCCAGGCAATGGCGGAAGTTGAGCAGCAAATCTTTTACGGCACCGGCAATGATGCCAAGGGATTCGTCGGCTTTGCTGGCCAGAGCAATCTGAACAACATCGCCGACGCTCAGGTTGTCAACGCGACCGGAACGACTGCTTCCACTGGTTCCTCGGTGTACTTGGTCCGCACCGGCGATGCTGATTGCCAGGTCCTCTGGGGTCAGCAGGGTGTGATCTCGATTGGCGAACGACAGATCGTTGAGCGTGCTGGCTCGGTGACTGGTCGGTTCGGAGCCTACTACCACCCAATCGTCGGTTGGTGCGGGCTCAAGATCGGCTCGGTTCACTCGGTGGTGCGAATCGCCAACCTGACCGAAGATTCCGGCAAGGGTCTGACCGATGCACTGCTGTCTCGGGCGATGCAAATCTTCCCAGCCAGCCGTGGCCCGAACTACGTGGTGATGAACCGGCGATCGCTCGGTCAGTTGCAACGGTCCCGCACCGCGACCAACCCGACCGGCGCACCTGCACCATTCCCGCAGGAAGCGTTCGGCGTGCCGATCGTTGTGACGGACCAGATCAACTCGACCGAAACCCTGCTGAGCTGATCCTAACCGCATGAGGTTGAACGATGCCAACGGCTCTGGAATCCGCAGTGATCGCCTCGCACAAAGCAATTCGCTCTGTCCATGGCGTGGCGATCACGTACACCAGGGGTGCTCACAGCACCTCGATCTCCAGAGCCGTTCCCGGCAGCTCGACGCATGATCTCACGCAGGACGGCATGGTGATTGAGCGGATTCATTCCCGCGATTTCATACTGTTGGCCTCGGAACTGAAGATCAACAGCGTCGAGACGCTTCCTCAGCGTGGCGATCAGATCACAGAGGGCAGTCGAGTGTTTAAGGTGCTGAGCCTTGCTGGCGAGGCAGCCTGGAAGTACCAAGACCAAACGCAAAAGACCATCCGAATTCACACCAAGGAAGTTTGACCATGCCGATGCCAGTGGATCTCGTTGACGCGGTAGTCGCAGCGATCCAGGCTGGAACGTACAGTCAAACGCTGGTAACGGCTAAAAAGCTCGCACCGATCTATGACCGCGAAGACGTCACCGGCTGGACTGTTGACGTTTACGCTGGCCAGCAGACCCGTGAGCACCTGACTCGTTCCAATCTTTGGACCAAGACCTATTCGGTTGGTCTGATCGTCAGAACAGATGCGAGCGGATCGGCTGCCGACCAGGAGACCAGAGCGGCCGAATTCCTTCGCGTCTGCCAAGAACTAATGGATCGCCTCGGGGCTCTTAACCTGGCCGGGGTGTATCCGATCGAGATTGAGCAAGACGACCCGTACGACATCGGCAAAGTGTCGGAATCGGGCCTAATGCAAACCACCATCACAATTCGCTACAAGGGAACGATTTAACATGGCACACGTATTGAGCCAGAACGCGAAGTTTTACCGGAACACCGGAACCTACGCCACACCGACCTGGGATCTCATTGGCAACGTCAAAGACCTGACGCTGAGCCTTGAAAAGGACGAAACCGACGTGACGACCCGTTCCAGCGGTGGCTGGAAGGAATTCGTCGACGGGATGAAGGACGCCACCGTCGAGTTTGGAATGCTCTGGGACAACGCAGACGCTGATTTCACCGCGATCCAGGGTGCCTTCATCGGCAACACCACTCTGGAATGTGCGATCATGGATGGAATCATCACGGGTGCCGGATCGACCGGGAACCAGGGATTGCGTGCTCATTTCATGGTCAAGAGCTTCACCCGCAATGAGAACCTGGGCGAAGCTCTCATGGTCGACGTTTCCCTTCGTCCCGTGAAGAATGCCAACGCGGCTCCGTCTTGGTACACTGTTCCCTAGTGATTGGGCGACAGTTTACCTTGAGGGCATGAGCGATGAGGATGTTTAAGGACACGACAGGCCATAGCTGGGAAGTCAGACTGACGGTTGGCAAATTGCTGGCCGTTAAGCAGAACATGGGATTGAACCTGCTGGATCATCCAGATCAGGTGCCCGATGACATCCCGACGCTGATGGACCTGTTGTGGTTCACCTGCATCGACGAGGCGAAGGCTCTGGGCCTAACTGACATCCAATTCGGTGAGCGTCTCGATGGTGGTGCACTCGCCGATGCCGTGAACGCTTGGATGGAGGAGTGGGCCGATTTTTTTACCCGCCTGGCTCCCGCGAAAAAGGAACTGATCGCGGGGGTCTGGGAGGGAGCGAAGCGGGGCCAGGAGGTTCAGGCGGAGAGAATCAGGAAAGCGTTTTCGTCGCTCTGTTTCGACTCGCTGGGATCGTCGGAATCGATCCCTCCGAGCTGACAGCGTGGCAGGTGATGGAGATGGCCCGTGGCAAGCGTCCCGAGCTGTTTTCGACCAGGCTACAGCAGAAGGACAAACGCGAACGCTGGAAGCTGACTGGCGACACTATTTCGATGCTGAAACTGCTTTTACCCAGGGAGGCGAGAAACGATGCTCAAGATCACCGCCAAACCGGGGCAGGGATTCAAGAAGCTGCTGGCGGATGCGCAGGCGGAAGCGAGCAGAGCTGACAAGGCGACGGTGAAAGCCCTCGGTCGCTTCGGTGCTATCGTTCGTCAGGATGCCAGGAAGCTGATCGGATCGCCAGTGAGGGCTCCAAAGTTTCGCCAGGTCTATCTCGATGATGAGCAGCGAGTCATCACAATCACGACGCCGGCCGTTGCGCCGAGGGCACCAGGCAAGCCGCCTCGGGCTAGGTTTGGTGGCAATGAGTTTGCAACGCTTCGCAACATTCGGTATCTGCCCGACTACAACCGCAATCTGGTTCAGATCGGGTTCTGGGAAACTGGCGTCAAGTACAGTGGCAAGTCGGGTGCCGAGCTGCATGAGTTTGGCGGGCGGTTTAACACTCGCATTTTCATGATGAGAACCGACGCCACACAGCAGGACATTCAAACCCGACGCAAAAACGGGATGCTGACGCGGACGAGGAAATCGACTCGCATCGTTCCTGTCGAATCTCGACGGTATGGTCGACCCATTACGTTTAACATGCCAAAGCGTCCGACGATGGCACCGGCATTTGACAAGCACAAGAACAACATGACGCAAATCTGGATTGACTACTACAACGCCAGGAGGCGCTAACCGATGCCGTTCGCTGGCCGCGCATACGTTGAGATGGGAGTGACTGGACAGGCAGCGTTCAAGGCTGCTTTCGCCCAGATGCAACTGTCGGTTCGTCAGTTCCAGGCTGGCATTCAAAAGATCGGTGGCACCGCCTTTCGTGGCGTCATTGGATCGCTCACAACGATGCGACGCATGATGGGCAGCCTGATCGGCCAGGCCACTGCCCTTGGTGCTGCGTTTGGGCTGTCTGTCGGGATCAAGGACGCGATCGACAACGCCAGCAGGCTGGAGGAGACGCTGAACAAATTCAACGTCGTATTCGGCGACCTGGCGGATTCTCAGCGGAAGTGGGCGGACAGTTTCGCGGCCGACATGGGACGATCGCGTACCGAGGTGATGGATT